TCATGCGCTAGCCACCTGCTGCGCGATTCCGACAAAAACCTGATCCTGGGCGGATCGAACCATCGCCGCCAGCATCTGGCCGATCGGCAGCGGGTTGGTGGTTCCGGCCCCGCTGCCGGGCGTCATGTTGTAGTTCCATGTCGTGACGCATTCGACGGCGTTTATCTGCTCGTAGGTGGTCTGCGGCTCGTCGAGATAGAGCGCGTAGAGATTCTCCGGCGGCTTGAACCATTGTCCCGCGGCCGTGGCCGAGCCGCTCTGCGTGCAGGTCGGCAGGCCCAATGCCTTTTGGAGGCAGACGGGCGAAGCGCCCGGATAGGTCTTGATTTCGTAGATCGGGTCGGCGCTCTTAAGCGTCACTTTCTGATTAAAATTCATCAGCGGGGCCTTGCTCGGGTCGGCCGAGTCGAGCACGGTGAAGCTCGCCCGCAGCCGCGGCTTGGCAATGGTGCTCAGGTCCATCGATTCTTTGAGGATGATTGCCGGCGTCGATCCTTGCGCCGATCCGGGCGGCGAGGCGGCCATCGCTCGCAGATTGCCGTACAGGGCCTTCCCATCCCCCGCGAAGAGCAGGTCGTATTGCGTGGTGGTCGATCGGCGGAACTGCTCATCGATCTCGATTTTGATCGTCGCTTCCCCGTCCAGGGCATAGTTTTCCTTGTCCATCGCCGGAAGCGGCCCGACGTTCTGGCGGACGGTCACGCTGTAGCTCAGCGAGCTGCTGCTCGCATCGCTGCTGGCGGTGTAGGAGCTGTCGATCACCCATGCGGGAAGCGGGTAATTGGTTTGAATGCCGGGCAGCACTGTGCCGAGGAAATACGCCGGGCTATTCAGCCCGACCATTTTCCCCGTCACGGTCACGGTCACGAGCTGGTCGGTCCCGGTGGCGTATTTGGTCGTGAAGCTGTTCGATGGCGGCGCCGCCCCGCCGGGGTTTTTGCCGGTGTGGTCCGCCAGCGTATACGCATCGACGGTGACGATCAGATTCTTGGTCAGCGGCGCCGGCCCCTGCTTAGTCTCGAAGGTGCAGCAGGGTGTGGAGAGGGTGCAGTCGGCGGCGAAGAGGGTGTACTCGTTCGCGGCGGTCAGGCCGGTGATCACCATGCTCTGCGCATCGATCCGCAACACGGCGATCGCCGCATTCAGTTGCGACACGAGATCCGCCTGGCTGCTGCCGATGATCTGGCAGGTGGCTTTGATCTCCACTTTGGTCGAAACCCGGCCGGAGGTCTGGCTGATCTGCGGCGTCTCCTTCGCATCGTATTCGAGCAGGTCGAGCGTGAGCGAGCCGTAGGAGAATGTGCCGAGGCCGGAGAGGGTGCTCATTGATTGTGCCCTCTCACCGCACGATGGACCTTCGAGTGCGTTCCCGCCTGGACGAGTTGCTGGCTTTGCTGGTTGTAGGCATCGCGGAGCGCCGGCTGGAGTTTGGCGGCGATCTGGCTGGCGGCGGCATCGGTGTCCACGCCCTCGACGTTCAGTGCGTCGATGCGGATGTTCGGCGTCGGGCTGCTGGTCGAGTCGGAGGAAGATCCCGTGCCGGTGGCGTTGCTGGCATCGAAGGCCGGCGTGAGCGCCCCGCCGGAGATAAAGCTGGCGAGCTGCTGGAACCCGTCCAAAACATCGGCGATGATTTCCAGCATTCCCGTGAGAATGTCGGCCACGATCTGAATCGCCGGGGCGAGCAATTGAAATGAGACGATCAGATCATCGCCGATGGTGGTTCCCAGGTCCTTGAGCACATCCCACACGGCCGAAATCACCGGCCATGCGATGTCGAGAGTTTTCGTGACGCCCTCCCGCACGATCTCGGCGAAGGCCGCGATTTTTGGGATGATCGCATCCAGGTTGCCCCCCAGTTTGTCGAGCAGCGGCTCGGCGAAGGCTTTCTTCACGCCCTCCCACGCGGCCGAGGCGATGGCGCCGAGTTCGACGAACGCCCGGCCGGATTTCCCGCCCTCTTCGGTTTCGGTGGCGCCGAGGTTCTTCATCGTCGCGGCCAGCTCGTCGAACTTGGCCTTGGGCAGGTCGAGCAGCGGGACCAGCTCCGTGCCCCCGCGGCCGAGGAGTTGCAGCGACGCGGCGGTCCGCTCGGCCGAAGATGGCAGCGAGGAAATCGCCTCCTGGAGCTTGGCGAAGATTGCGCCGGGATCGTTCAGATGTTCCTTGAGGAAGTCGGTGGAGATCCCGAGCTTCTGGAACTCCTCGGCCATCTTGGGCATCTGGCCGTTCACCGCATCTTCCGTATTGCGCTGCAGCAGCTTAAAGGCGGTGCCGAGCGATTCGGTAGAGACGCCGACCGTCTTGCCTACCGCCGCGAGGGTCGAATATTGCTCGATGGTCAACCCGGCCTTCTCGGCCGCGAGGCTCATCTGCCCGGATTGATTGCCGACTTCGGTAAAGATGTCGATCATCGATTCCGCCGCCTCCTTCGCCGCTGCGACCACTCCGAGCAGCGGATCGACCATGAAGTCGGTCACCAGCGACGGGAAGAGCTGCATCAGCCCTTCCGATTCGAGCATGGAGGCTGTCAGGCTGCTGAAGCCCCCGGACGATTCCCCGGCCGCGGCGCCCGCCTGCTGCGCGCCCCCGGCCGCCTCGGCGCCGGCGGCGACGAACCGGCCGAGTTCATCCCGCAGCCGCTCGGTGGATCCAGCGGCCGATTCCATTCCGCCATCGATCGCCGAGGCAACCGTCGAGCCGGTTTGTTGTGCCGCCGCATCGACCTGCCCCATCGCCCCGCCGATCGCCGCCGCCGCCGCGGCGGCAACGTCCTGGGCGTTGATCAACGGCGCATCGACAGAAGCGGCAAAGACCGGCCCGAACCCCTCGGCCATCGTCGTCGCCTGGACCATGCCGGTGGAATAGCCGGTCAGGTCCAGCTTCAAATCGGAATAAATGCCGCCGGCGTTGAAAACGCTCACCACATCACCCCCTGGGTGATGAGAGCAGGAGATGAATGCGCGCACCCATCTCCTGTCACCTGTTCACCTGTTCTACTGTCTCGCGTAAGCGTCATCCCTGCTTCCCCTTCAAAAAGCTCCGCAGCCCGGCCATGTCGGTAATGTGCATCGTCTTGCTGCCATCGGGGTTGGTGACCATGCCGCTCTTTCTGGGCGTGTTGTTGCGCGAGTCCTGCACCCGCTGCATCAGTTTGGTGCGACTGTTCATCAGGTTTAATGCGGCATCGATCGGCATATTCACCAGCGTCGAAAGCTGTTCGGACGGGGCGATCTGCTGCATGGCGGCGACCATGTCGAGGGTGGTTACCGAATCGCGATCGCCGCCACCTCTGCGGCGATCGCGCGGGAGTTTTTTGCCGCCCTCGCCTGCTGGTACCCGATGATGGCCGAGACAATGGCCGCCAGCCTGGCCGGCTCGGCCTCGGCCAGGACCGGCTTGGGCTCGGCGAAGAGGTCGGCGATGGCCGCGCGCTGTTGCGAGAGATGCAGGCTGTTCATGGCCGGCAATCCGTCGATGTCGCCGATCGTCAGCGGGCGGGTGGGATAGTCGCGACCGCCGAGCGTGAGGGAGAGTTCCCAGGGCTGGCCATCCACGCGGGAGAGGGCGGAATCGATGTCGTATTTCATTGTTCACTCCAGAGAAAGGGACGAAGGAACGGAAGCACAAAGGGCGGCAGCGGGATCACGGCGAGGGATTGGTCGTCCCGACGTAGCCATAATGCACCACCGGCGGAGAGGCCAGCAGCTTGGTTCTGTCCGGGTACGGCTGGAACTCGATTTCCCACACATCCGGTTTCATCCCATCGCGTTCGATCTGGTCGGGGATCGACAGGCAGGAGGCGTGGAGGATCACCAGGTCCTCGGTGGTGTCGCTCTTGTCCAGGGGGTGCAGCGTGAGCTGCGCCGCGTAGGAATAGAGATCTTGATTCATCGCCAGCGGAATCAGCGGATAGGCCCCGCTCGATACCCACGGGCAGAGCTGGTCGATCAGGCTCGCCGTGATGTCGGCGCATTGAATTTTGATCGTCCCTTCCAGGGCGACGATGAAATGACCGAGAACGTGCTGCCCGGTCGATCCCCGCTTGATCGGCTCCAGCTTCATCTTCAGAGCGGGCGTGACCTTCTGGGTCTGTCCCAGGGCATACGATCCCCAGGTGCAGAGATAATCGGTTTCGCGGGGGTTGAATGTGTTGCTCATCCTTGCATTCCTTTCGCGGCTCTGCCGCGATCTCAAATTTCAAATCTCACAGCAAATCTCGCCGTCACGCTGTCGGGTTGAGGCCCATCGTCCAGTTGAAGGCGATGCCGATCCGCCCGCGGTCATCCCGTCCGATCACGCCCGGCCGCTGCGTCCAGTCCACATTGCGCAGGAGCCAGTGCCCGCTGGCGGTATTGCCCGGTGCGGCATAGCCGGGGATCGTGGTCATCCGCAGCGGCCGGCCATCGCTGCCGAGCAGCGTGTCGAAGATCGCCTGGGCGCGAACGATTCCCGCGGCGTTGCCGGTTGCCCGCGTCATCACCTGGCAGCCGATCACCGGCGTCGAGCTGAAGAGCGTGTCGCCCCCGCCTCCGGCGGGAGAGATCACGGTGTACGGATCGTTGGCGAATCCCTCCTTGGCCTCGTAGCGGAAGAGATCATTGCTGCCGCTCTGCGCGTAATTCAGCGAGAGCTGCGCCGCCAGGAACATGCAGAGCGAGTGGAGGAAGTTGTCGAGTGCCAGGGGCATGGTTACTCCGCTCCCGCGATCCGCCCCGCGACAAACGCCGGCAGGTTCGGTGCCTGCTCTTCAATCGTCTGCGAGAAATACCTCGCCTGTCCGGGCGCATCGTGATGGGCCGTGAGCACCTGATCGACCGCCGCGGCATAGTTCGTGTTGAATCCCGACCGCTTGGCGACCACATCGCCGTCGAGCTTCGCCGGGGCTGTCGTTCCACTGGCCGCCAGGGCGCCGGTCTTGATCGGGCAGCGCGATTGGGCCTTGCCCAGGATCTGCACCTCGACGAAGACATTCACCGCCGCGATCGCCGCCGCCTTCACGGCGGCGGAGCGTTGGGAGAGGCCGGCGGAGATGGTGTTTCTGGTTGGCATCGTGTGAAGAATCAATACCCTTCCAACGTCAGTCTCCAGTTCCCAATCGATCCTTTCGCGGCCCCGCCGATCTCGGCGACGCGCCACACGCTGGCAGAAGCCTCGCCGTCCACTTGCACCGTCACACGCTGCCCGACAAGCGGCGCCGCCAGTGCCGCCATCCAGGGCGTCCGCAAAACGGTCAGCACGGCGTTCTGCTTATGCACCATCGCCGGCGGCGTAGGGACTTCCTGCCACGGCCTGGGCATCGTGACCAGGCACCGCACCGCGACGGCCGATCCGTTGGTGTAAGACAGGTCGCCGGAGCCGGAGGCTCCCGAGGGAACGTCGAGGCGGGTGATGGTGGCGTTGCAGATCACGCTTCGCTCCGAGTGATTAGAACGCAGGACGTAACCAGAGAAGGCGAGCTTCCCCGTCTTGTTACGTTCCACGTTCTACGTTCCAGGCTGCTCACATGTACCTCCCCGTCATCAATCGATACCGGGCCATCAACATGAACGCCCGGCGGCAGAGGAACGATTGCCGGTTCTCCCTGGGATCGCGATAGCTTTCCTGCACTCCCTCCGCTCCCTGGCTGGCCACGCCATCGTGGATCGCATCCTGTCGGCCGTCCCGATCGCCCAGGAGAATCGAATTCGCCTGATAGACCACCGCCGCCAGCACATCGGGTGGGACCACCGGCACGTTGTTCGTCCAGTCGTAGTCCCAGATCTCCATGCCCGCCCCCTCGACAGCCGGCTGGACGACGGGGAACCGCCGCTCGTGCACCATGCTGGCCGGCTCCCGGGCGATGCGGGGGAATTCGTTGAGCTGCGTGGGATCGTACTTCCGGCCCTGGTATTTGATGGCCCCATCGACGTCGCTGCTGGCCTGGAGCAGCGCGGCCACGGCCGAGGCATTGTTCGCCGCGCTGGCGGCGACGTAGGCGGCGACCAGCGATGCCGGCAGTGTCGCGGCGATGGCATCGGCGGCGGGGGTTGTGGGGAAGTAGGAGTTCATGGGTCGTGGTCTCGATCAGCAGTTTTCAGTTCACTCCACCACAATCCCATAGTCCACGGTCGCCTGGCCGCCGGGCGCTGTCACGATCACGGTATTGATCCGAGCGCCGGCCCGGACGAGGCCGGGATCTCCAGGAGAAATCGCTATCCCGGTGTCCTGGTCGAGCGAAGGGATGTTGTAGAGCACGTCGCCGTTGCCGGCCCCAGCGCGGTTGCGCACCCAGAAGGCACGGCAACTCCGGCCGGTAAAGATCGTGTGCGGGTTCGTGTCGCTAATGGCAAGTTGTCCCATTGTCACATTCCTAAAAGCAGTTGCATTACCTGGTCATGGCCGGCCGAAGGAACGACCGCCGCCGTATAGCTGAGAATCACAACTCCCGATCCACCCGCACCGCCGCCGCCGCTTGCGCCCGCTCCGCCGCCGCCGCCTCCCGTGGCAGCCGTTCCGGCCGATCCGCCGGTTGAGCCGCCTGCGCCGCCGCCCCCGGTGCCGCCTGCTCCGTGCGTGCTATTATTCCCAGCTCCTCCTCCGCCCCCGCCGTAATAGAGGGCGCTCCCGCTGATTGACGAACTGACCCCGACTCCACCAGCTCCGCCTCCATGGGCAGAGGCTCCCGCTCCCACGCCCCCCGCTCCGCCTCCGCCGCCGGCGGCAGTGGACTGGAAGACGCTGCCGCCATTGTTGCCTTGGCCGGCGGTTCCGTTGCCTCCAGTACCGGAAGCATAGCTGCCGCCTCCGCCTGAGCCGCCGTTGCCGCCCGCCGAGTTCTCCGCTCCGTACCCGCCGCCGATTGCTGTCAGCAGGTCGAATACGCTGTTGCCCCCGGCGGATCCGCTGCCGCTTGATCCGCCAGCGCCGCCTGCACCAACGGTCACGGTCAGGCTCGCCCCCGGCGTGACCGAGTACGATGCGTTGGCGATCACCCCGCCCGCGCCGCCCCCACCTCCAGCGGACGCGGCCCCTCCGCCGCCGCCGCCGCCCACCACGAGCGCGGCAACCGAGGTGACGCCGGCGGGCACGGTCCATGACTGCGTGCCGACGGCGGAGAATGTGACGATTGTGGCCATCTCTCGTTTAGCCGGGGAGCGTGATAGTGGCAGACGGCGTGGAATCGGAAATCGTTCCCGGCACCACCATATTGACGAACGCCTTCGCGACGGTCTGTGCGGCGACGACGTTGGCCGATGGCGGCATTGCCGGGTTGCTGGCGCTGAGCGCATCCATGGCGGCAAGAATCTGCGCCGTGGTGATCCCGCTGGGCGGCCCGTTCAGCAAGCTGTTGATCGCGACGTAGCTCTGCAATATCCCGAGCTGCGTCGCGTTCGCCTGCTGCGCGATTTGCTGCGCGATGGAGGCTGCGGTGGGGGCGGGCGTTGATGCTCCCGCGAAAGGATTGTACTCAGCCATTTTTACTGCTCCTTGAAATTTCAGTTCGAGACAAACCACTGCGGGCAAAACCAGTGCAGCCAGAGGGCGACGATCGCCCACCGAAGCAGCGTGCCGGTTGCCAGGTCGATCGCGCGAATCGACGCCGAGATCGTCGTCCATCCGAACGCGGCGGCGCAGGCGTCGTAGAGCACGGCGGCAACGATCAGAACTTGGACGATGAATCGAATGGTCATTGCCGCACGAACGTCTTTCCGCCGTCGTTGGAGATCAGTGTGATCGGCGACGGCAGCGTCGCCGGCGCCGTCGCGGGCGTTGCAACGGCCGCAGCCGCTGCCGGGATCACCACCGCCCCCGGCGTTGCCGGTACCGCCGGGGGATTCCCGGCCAGCGGCCCGATCTGGTCCGCGGTCGAGATGATCGCGCCGATCGCCCAGGGATCGGAATCATTGGCGGCGAAGATCCCGCCGAAGACCTGGTTGCCGTTGCTGGTAACCGGCCCCTGGCTGCCGTTCAGGATGAACTGGCTGAAATTCCAGGAGTCGTTCGCCTGGATCGTCACGCCCGTGCCCATGATCTCGATCGCCGCACCGGCGTCGCGATTGCTCACCAGCGTGTTGCCGCTGATCGCGATGGTCTTGCCGTTGCCCGTGGCCAGGGAAAGCGCCATGAACGAAGCCGGAGCGGGCGGCTGCAGGATCGAGACGTAATTGTTCGCCACCATCAGATTGGTCAGGGCGTTCTGTGCTTCGATCCCGATGCGATGGCAGTTCGTGATCCGGTTCCCCGAGACCGATACCCCGTCGATCGTGCCGGTGGCGAAGAGGTGGATCCCATCGTTGCCGGTCTGGTCGATCGAGTTCAGGTTGTAGGTGCAGTTCGGCCCGGGATAGCCGTAGATCGCCTCGCTGGCGAGCTGGGAGAAGATGTTGGAATCGAAGTGCCCGGAGTTGTTCGCCACGAAGATTCCGCGCTGGCCGTTCGTAAATGTGTTGTCATGAATATTGAAGATTCCACCCTCGCAATGGATCTGTGCATCGGTGAACACGAACCCGGTGACTTCGGTCACGTTGCCCGATCCGGCGAAGCTGATCAGCTCCTGGTGATAGTTCCCATCGCCCAAGCCGCCGGAGAGGGAGACGGTGGTTCCATTGCCCATATAGTGCCGGCCGGTGGGCAGTGTGAGCGCGGGGCCGTTGGGGTTGGTGGTGAGCACCAGCGGCGCGCCGTTGAGCGTGATGGTGTCGCCGATGGCGGAGGCGGCGACGACGGCGGCGAGGGTTTTCGGAGTGGCATTGTAGCTGGCGGCAAGCGTGAAACGTGAAACGTGAAACGTGAGAAGAGCGGCCGCAATGCCGATTTGAAATTTGGAATCTCGCATCTTCATCTTTGATCTTTCCTCACTGGAACCTGCAAACTATTCATCGCTCAAGCGGTGAACTGGAAGTCAAGAGCCAACTCGCCCAACGTCAACGCCGTCGGCGATCCCGTGGCGGCGAGCGTGATCAGCAGGCAATCGCTCGGGTTGCAGGCCGTCGCTCCGGTGCTGGCGTTGAGCGGAAGGCTGGCCGTGTCGTAGGCGGTCAGAGAGATTCCGCCGGTCGCCTGGGTGGTGGATCCCGCTCCCGTATTGAGCATGTTGGTCGAGCCGGCGCCCGATCCCTTGTTCACCACCGAGAAGGACCAGTAATTGGTGTTATTCGCGGCGACCGCAGTGCTGTTCACGAACCGGGCGGCGGTCAATGTGCAGGCGACATTGGGCGACTGGACGAGGAAACTGGTCGTCGCCGAGATCGTCGCGCCCGTGTCCTTCTCGATCGTCTTCGTGGCGGCCGCCGTGGACAGCAGCGTGCCGTTGATGCCGGCGGGGCCGATCAGCGTGAGCAGGGATTTCACGCTGGTGATCGTCGCCACGGAGAATCCCGACCCACTGGTCACGATCTGATACAGCGGCAGCCGCCCCGGCGTGAAGCCGCTGCTGTTGGTATAGACTGTGCCGTTGCGGTCCAGCTCGACATAGTTGGTCGAGCTGGCGGCAAGCGTGACCGACCCGGCTGCGACCGCGACGTTCTGGTACCCGTTGTGGAAGCGGCTGGCGGTCCATCCGAAGGCCAGGGACGTGCCGGGATAGTTCACACTGTCCCAGGTGAACGCCCCGCCTCCCTTGGCGAGGGAGTCCACATCCGCGGCCGAGCTGGTGATCCCGATCGAGCCGGCGTCGATCGCCGCCCAGATCGCGTTGAGGTTCGACGACATCGACCCCGGGGAAGAGGACGCCGCCATATTGCGGTTGTCCTGGTCGATGATCGTCGATTGGCTGGTATTAAAAGCATTCGGCATGGTCGCTCCGAGTCTTCACTAAAAACTGTCAAAAAGCCGCGGCGGCGGCAGCATTGAAAACTTCAAACCCACCGCTAGGCGGCGCCAGCTTCTTCGTACAGGTCCGGCCGCTTCACGGCCACGGCCGTCGAAGTGAACACATCGCCCGCCGGAGGGAGCGCCTGGCCATCGGGCCGCGTGTCCTTCACGCGATAGCCCAGTCCGGCGAGGAAGGCGGCCTCCCTGGCATCGTCGCTGTGCGCGACGCCGTTGGAGAAGTGCGTCTGGCTCCGCACTCCGGTGAAGCCGCCGTGCGGCGTGCGGATTTCGAAGCGCGGTTTGGCCGGTGTCGCCGGCGCCGCCGGTTTGGCCGGTGCCGCGATCGGAGTGCCGACCGGGAGGTCGGCGTTCCCGGGCTTTGCCGGGGGCATCTGAACCGCCGGCTCCGGCGTTGCCGGTGCGGGGTCGGTCTCTTTCGAGCGATTGCTCATTGCAGAATCCTTTCTTCTCACGTTTCACGTCTTGGCGTTTCACGCGAGACGTTCCACGCGATCGCGATCAATGTCCCAACGATCAATGTCCCAACGTGAACGGGGAGATATACGCCGAGAACGTGATGGAGGGTGACGTCCCGCCGATGGTCATCGCATAGCGGAAGTATTGGCCCTGGGCGAAGAAGCCGATCACGCTGGTTCCCACGCCGGGGCCCGCCTGCGTGATCGACAGCGGGGCGGATCGCGTCGTCCAGGTGACGCCATCAGGGCTGTCCTGAATCACGACCGAGAACGTCGGCGAGGTGCCGGAGATCGCCGAGGTTTCGAAGACGGCGACCATCGGCTCGCCCGCTCCGGGAGGAGCGAAGCCGGGCACGGGATTGATGGCGGTGCCGTTGCCGGACGCCGTGAGCGTGGTGGAAGCCTGGAGGAGCCAGTTCGCATCCTGCGGGCCATAGAAGGGAGAGTCCATGGGGAAGTCCTTTTCGTTTGTGCGTTTAGTCGGCTTCGAACGCCGATCGAAGGTCGTTGAAACGTGAAACGTGAGACGTGACCGGATCGCGTCCGGTCTGCGTCTTCTCACGTTTCACGTCTTCACGTTTCATGATTTTCTTACGTGTTGGTCAATCCGCTCAACCGCGCAGCGGCGCGGAAGTGGAACATGCCAAGCCCGATGTTCGACTCGATCAGATCCGCCCAGAACGTGCCGAGCAGGCCGACCGGGACGACTTCGATCAGGTTGCCGCCGATCAGGCCCTGGAGGAATTCCCCCTCCGTGTCCGATCCCGGGCGGTAGCAATACATCGAGACGGTGGCAGTGCTGCTGCCGCAAGTTTCGGTGAACGGCAGAATCGGCGTTTCATCGCCGTCTTCATCCAGCACATCGATCGGCACGCCGTTGTAATTGTCGAGCTGCTTCGAAACATCCTCGACATGGGCGCCGCCGGCCGCCGCGACTTTCAGGTAGGTGAGCTTCCGGCGGATCGCCTTGTTCATCACCAACCGCTTTTGCGTGGGCGATCCGACGACGTAGTCGATGAGCTGATCGACCATCGACAGGGCCAGCGTGGCGCCGTTGGGTCCGGCGACCAGGAGCTGGCTGCCGGTGCAGCGGATGTTGAGGCCGGAGAAGGCCAGCGGGTTCACCGCGGGATCGCCCTGGAGAACCGCCCGGTCGTATTGCAGGCCGACCTTGCGCACCTTGGCGGCGATCCCGTTGGCGCGGGCCACGCCGCCGTTTTTGTTGGCGATCTGGCGGTCGGTGTTCACCTGGCCGCCGAGAATGCCCAGGCCTTCGCGCTTGGGCGTCACCACGCCGACATCGGGCGTATAGGCTCCGTTGATGGCGCGGAAGCCCACGCTGCCGAGAGTGGTCTGTTCGCCCCACTCGTAGGTGAGGCCGTCCACGGGGATGAACTTGAGCGTCTTCAAGAAGACCGACTCGTTGGTGATCTTCTGAATCAGCCCCCGCCGCATCGGCGACTGGGTTTGATTCGCATAGGTTAAGAGATCGATCGCTGGCATGGGTCACTTCCTTGTTCTTGGCCGGTGGGTTCAATCGCCCGGCGTCCCATTCGTGAAACGTGAAACGTGAAACGTGACGGGAACGATTCCAGTCTGCGTCTTCTCACGTTTCACGGCTTCACGTTTCACGTTTTTCGTTCCTTCACTTCGCGTCAGCCGTCGCCGCTGCCGCCGCTCCCGGCCCGACAACGCCGAGCTCGCCCAGTCCCTGGGTGATGAGCTGGTCGGCGCTCATCTTGCTCAGGTCCACCGGCCCGGCCGCGGGCTTGGCCGCTCCGCCGACGCCCTGGGCGCCAACGGCCTTGGGCTCGATGCCGAGCGCCTTCATGTCTGCGAGGAACTGCGCGCGGATGGTCTGCTCGGCGGCGACGAGCTTCTGCACGTCGTCGGTCGAGGGGAGCATCTTCTGATAAATCGGCGGCAGGTCCTTGAGTTTTTCGCTGGCGTAGGAGGCGACGGTTTGCAGGACGCTCTGCGTCCGATTGTGGCTCTGCAGTGCATCGCCGATCGCCCTGCTCACATCGTCGATCGTGAGTTCGCCTTTCTTGCCCGTCGCGGTCGGAGCCGGGGGGGCCGCGGTCTGGAATTTGGCGATTTGCTCGCTGAAGGGTTTCATTGCCTCCGCTACCGCCGACGCCACGAGCGCGGGAATGGTTGCGGGATCGAACGTGGATGTCTCGGCCATGATGGAATCCTTTCCGCGGCTCGATGGCTCGCGTCGAAATGGGTTGAATCTGAGTTTCATTTGTCACGTTTCACGTCTTCACGTTTCACCGACTGACGGCGTAACGCTCCTTCACGGAATTAAAAAGCTGCAGGTCCTTGAACCGTCGCTGCGCCTCGGCCGCGTCGATCCCAAGCATCTGCTCCTGATCCTCGCCGCCGTCGGCGTTGGCAAGTTCGGTCTCATCCGCCAGATCCTCCACGAACGCTCGCGTGGATTTGCTGCACTGCGGGTGGAACGGCGGACCGCCGCCAGGGAGAGACGACAGGGCGGGGTATTTGCTGCTGGTTCCCGAGAGGCTGTAGACCTCGCCCAGGTACGCGGTGCAGAAGTTCTTGCTCACCCGCCCGATGATGCTCACCAGGTCGATGCCGAGCTTAGAGAGCCGGTCGTGACGCGAAACGATCGTCGCCTGTCGCGTCTTGGTCCGGGCGACCAGTCCGGCGTAGTAGCCGACCTCGAAATCGATCGGTCCGTTTTTGCCCTGGATGGTGATCGTGTCGCCCGCGACGGCCCGGAGGGCCTCGCGGAGGGTGCGGATGGTTTGCACCGGCGTCCCGAGGATCGCGCCGCCCGCGAGAATCTTGTCGATGTCCGATTCGGAGAGGGCGTGCTGGCGGGTGGCGATCAACGCCGACTTCGCATTGGCCGTGAGCGAGCCGGAAGCTTTCTGCAGATCCCTGGCGATCTCGCTGGCAAAGATGCGGGCCGTGCCATGGTCGATCAGGCTGAACGATCCCTGGATCGGGGAACCATCAGGGAGCAAGCCGGCGTCGCGGGACTGCTGATTGCCGCGAGTGATCCCATCGATCATCGCCTGGGGAACCGCATCGCCGATCCAGCCGGCGGCGGCGTAATTCAGCGAGACGAGAATCTCGTCGATCTGGCGAAGCTGCGCCGCAGCGCGGGCGGAATTGAATTGCTGCGCGTTGACGGTTTTGCCGGGAGGATGGAGGACGATCTCGCGGAGCTTGGCGGCGGCATCGGCGTAGAGGGAGGTGAGCACATCGATCTGGCTTTGGGGAACGCCACTCTCGCTGAATTCGGGGACCATGGGCGCTCCGCTGGCGAAACGTGAAACGTGAAATGTGAGAAGAAGGGCGATAACGCCGATAATGGTCCACGTGCGCGCATCCCCCTCAGACCGCTTTTCACGTTTCACGTCTTCACGGTTCACATTTTCACGTTTCACGATTTGCTTTTTCATGCCGCTACATCCTCCACATCGCTCTCGGCGGCCGAGGAGGCCTGCTCTTCTTCCGGCTCGGTGACCGGCTGGGTTCCGCTGGCCGGCACGCCCGGCAAATTCATGCCGGGGGCGCCGATGATGATGCTGGGCTGTTTGGCTTCGTTCTCCTTCTCCAGTTCCTGCTCTTCGGCCTCGACCAGGTTCGGATCGGCGAGCTGCTCCTGGAGGGCGCGATGGATGCTCATCAGCCCGGAGCTGCGGAGAATCGCCTGGCGGTTGGCCTGGTCGAGATCGTCCACCGGGATGCCATCGTTCAGATCCACGCCGATCGGGGCCATGTCGTAGCGGATGCCGAGTTGCGTGTTCTCCAGAAGCTGCGCGCAGGTCAACGCCCGGCGAACGCCATCTTTCCAGAACATGCTCTTGCGCCGGGCCTTGGTGATCGAGTTGTACGCCTGGAGGCGGATCGCCTTGAACGATTCCGCTTTGCCGCCGGTGCTCTTCTTGATCCCGAGCAGCACGGGGGACATTTCCATCACGATCAGCAGGGAGTTTTCCACGAAGTCGCGATCATCCAGGGCGGCTTTGAGCTCGCCGTTCCAGGTGATGTATTGCGGGATGTCTTCCTTGGTCCGGAAGAAGTGGACGTTGTAATCGGATCGGGCGTAGCCGCGGTTGTCGGCGGCATCGGCGGGCATCGCGATCTTGGGATCGCTGTGCCGCTCCAGGACGCGGGCGATCTGGGTTTGCTTGGCGTTCAACTCGTCCTGCAGTTCGATCGCCTGATCGACATCGCTGATCGGCTGGCCTCGCAGGAGGAGATTGGGAACGTAGGTGATGGTGTTCACATCCAATCCCGTGCGCGTGAGTGCCTCGATCGGCTGCTCGCCTTCTTCGATGGGCCAATTCTCGATGCCGACTTCGCCTTTCTTGTCCCCCTTCTCATCGAGTTGCCAGACCCGGCGGCTGATCGAGCCGGCGGCGTAGGTCTGCACCAGCAGCAGCCAGATCGGGCTCGATTCCGAGCCGGCGTTTTTGACCGCCAGCCGGTCGTAGGCTTTGAACTGCCGGTCGGGCTGCATCACGCCGTTGGGGAAAATCTCATCGGCGGGAACCTGGCTGAGAAACACCTGCCCATCCTGAATCGAGGCTTCGATAAAGCTCTCGCCTTCATAGCTGCAATCCGTGGCACAGCCGTGGAAAAACGTGTGCAGCCCGCTCCGGTCGATCAGGGCCTTGAGGGCTTCCTCCTGGGCGGGAACGGTCACATGGAACATCGGGGCATCGCCGAAGAGCAGGTCGGCGGATTTCAGGCAGGCGAGCTGCGTGAGATTGTATTTTACGTAGGGCTGGTGATCGCGATCGCCCCATCGGCTGCCGACGCGGGAAGTGGGGAAATCAAACTGGCTGCGCCGTTCGTCCAGGAAGTACTCGCGATGCCGCCCATCGTAGATCATCCTGGCCTGGCGAATGCGCTCCATGCGAGCCATCTGCGCCGCCGTGAGGAACGCCGGCACCGGGGCGGCGCCCTGGTTGTATTGGGCGCCGGCGGTGTAGACCCAGACGGCGGGGATCGCCTGGGGCATGGCGGCGGGGAGGATGGTGGCGAATCGGCTCACTGGTTAAAACCCCGCCGGCTTGCGCATCTGCGGCGCAGGTAGAGGAACTTTCAGGTCATCGCTCGCGTGATAGGCCAGGGCCAGCGCCCAGAATCGGTCGGCGTGGCCGGCTTCATCGCGATCGGCATCGAGCCGCACGTTGTTCGCCGCGGTCACGATCTTGCGCACCGCGTGCAGATCCTCGCGGACCTCGGCGGATGCCGGGATCCGGATCAATTTGTCCTGGAACAATCGCAGGAGCGGCATGGCCAGTTCGCTCTTGACCGGCGCCGTGAAATGCACCGGCTCGACGCGGGAGCCGAAGCGGGCGTTGAGCCGCTCGGCGAGCATGTCGCCGATGCCCGTGGCGTCGATGCACAGCCGTTTGACGGCGGGATTGCCCATCAGCAGCGACAGCATCTCTTCCTGCGCCGTGTAGTTCACGTTGTGCAGGCTCTTGATCAGGCGGCTCCAATACACATCGCCGATCTTCTCGATCACCCAGAGCACGGAGCGATCGTGGCGACGGCCGACATCAAAGCCGGCGTAGAGCGTGCCGGTTTGCGTCAGATGTCCGCTGTGCGCGACCACTTCGAGATTGGCGGCCTCGCATTGCTGAATGAGCGAGTAGGTGAGCAGCGACCGCTGATCGCTGGCGGGCCTGCACATGTACTCTTCGTTCCAGGTGTCCTCATCGGGAATCGTCGAGCGAAGCTCTTCGAGCCATGCCTTGCGGGCGCCCAGGTCGATCACATCTCGCTTCTGGATTTTCTCCACCAATCCCTGCTCGACCGCGTCGAGGATCGTCACGGTCTGCACGCGTGCCTTGAGGCCGGTATAAGGCGTTGCCGCCGTGAGGGGATTTGCCAGGTGCGACTCGTATTGCCTGGCGGATTTGACCAGCGTGTTGAAGAATGAATCCTCGCCGTTGTGCGTGCTCCAGAGCCGGAGCTGGTGCCCCCACACCAGGGCGGTGGCGTGCATGGCCTTGAGCAGCTCTCGCTGGTCCTTGTGGAAGGCGTATTCATCGCCATCGGCGTCGCCTCCCTTGGAGCGGAAGAACTTGGGATTGCTGGAGCCGGCGACGATCTTCTGGCCCTCGGGGAACCGGAGCACGAAGGCGGTGATGCCGTCCTCCTCATCGATCACCTGCAAGCCCAGATCCTGCGCCACGACGTTGAACACGCGGCACCAGGTCACGCAGTAATCGACGAACTCGCGGGCGGCGGTGAGATCGGCGGAGGAAAAGTAGAGATTGGTTTTCAGCTTCAGGCGGCGTTCCACGGCGCGGTAGCTGGAAGCGTAGGTCCAGCCGATGCGGCGGGACTTCTCCCCGAGTTCGAAGGGATCGGGCGCGTTGATCCATTTGAGCTGGTAGGGGAGAAAATAGTCGAGTGCCTTGGGCATGGTTCTGAAACGTGAAACGTGACTAGGAGACCTCCGGGATTCCGGCCCATTCGGCCCGACGATCCTCGGCGACTTTCACGCCGTTGTACCATTCCGGCGATGTCTCCATTCCGTCGAGGATGGCGCAGTAATAGCCGCCGGCAATCTGCGCCCATTCGCCATCGAACACCTTGATCCAAAAGGTGATGCTCTGGTTCATCCCCGCACCTTCTTCCGATTTTTCATGGCCACATCGCCCAGGACCACATCGCCCAGGACTTCCGCGCCAAGACGCTGGGCGATCGCGGCCCCGGCGGCCGTCTGCGGAGCGAGCGAAGCACCCATTCCCTTTGCGATCGCGGCGGCTTTGGTGATGACCTGTGCTTGCCGGACGCCCATTTTGCGGGCTCGCGTTCCGACCCAATTGCGGCCTTCGCCTCTGCCGATTTCCAGACCGGCCTTGAACGCGAGATTCATCCGCGTGGCCAGACGATGGAGGCTCTCGCCGCCCTGTTCTCCGCACATCGGGAATCCGGGGAACCGCGGGCCGCTGATCTGGAACGCCAGGATCGCCTTCCCATCGTCTCCGTTCACGAGCAGCGGATCGACGACGTAGGGGCCGGGCGTTTTCGCCTTCCGCCTTCCGCCTTCCGCCTTTGTCTTTTTCCTGCTCATGCAACCCCCAATATCTCGCGGACCTTGTTGACCACCGCATTCGCATCGGCTCCCGATGCGGCCGCCTTCGAAGCCTCTTCGATGGCGGTTTTTTGCCGCGCCTTGAGCTCGTCCACATCGCCCTTCGATACGATCACGTTATTGATCGCCTTGCCGATGTTCACCAGGTCTTTGACGGACACGCTTTGTTGCGACTGCATCTCCAGGGATTTCTCGAACACCATCTGGCCGACCGTCAACAGCGTGGCATCGGCGATCGACTCGACGCCGCCCTCTTTGGCCGCATCGATCACGGCCCGCGAGACCTGTCCCGCCGCGGAGAACTTCTCCTCGGCCAGGAACGCGGACTTCCAGCTGCCCACCGCCGACCGGTGAATCACGAAGCCGCGCGACTCCATCCATTCATGGCAGGCGTCCACGGTGCGCGCGGGCTCGCGAGCAAAGGCCTCCAGTTCCGCCAGCTCGGCGGCGTTCAGGAGTTCGTGGACTTTGAAGTGTTTGGGCATGGGCCTGAAACGTGAAACGTGAAACGTGAGAAGATCAGCTACGCCGAAATGGGCGGCGGATCGGTCAGGGCCTTGAGACTCTGGTCGTGCGCGGTCACGGCTTTCGAGTGTGCCGCCTTGGCCTGGATGATTTCCGTCTCGGCCTTGGCCAGCCGGGCCTTGGACGCGATCAGGGCCTCGATCGCCGCGTCGTGTCGTTCCTTGGGTGTTTGGTCTGGCATAACAATCTCCTCTGGGAGCGCCGGCGTCCTCGCCGGCTCCCGGCAGTGCAGAAGCCGGCGAGGACGCCGGCGTTCCCGTGCTTAGCTCGCCGGCGTCGCGGCCGCGGCAACCGCGGGAGTCGCGGGCTGTGCCGCCTGCGAGACCGAAGCCGCCTCGGCCTGAATCGCCGCCAGGGCCGCCTGATCGGCAGCATCCAACGTCGGCTCGGCCGCCAACGCGGCGACCTGCGCCTGCGCGGCCGAAAGCTGCTGCGTGAGCGATGCGTTGGCGTTTTTGAGCGTGGTCAATTCGGCGTTGACGGCGCTCCATGCGGTTGCGAGCTGTCCCATGTCTGTCTCCTTGAGAAATTTTTGCAGTTTGCGGAGCCACGCCGCCGCCCTGGCCAGGGCGAGCGTGCGCGGCGCCAGATTGTTTGGATCGTTGGAAGAATCCTGCAACTCGGCGATGATCGCATCGAGATTGCGGAGCATTTCGTAGGTCGTGACCGCGGGCGGCTTCTTGGCAAAGATGCTCCATTTCATCTTTCCCCCATGATGCGTTCGTCCTCAACCAGCGGATGCGGCGGAATCGCCTCCAAATAGAGCTGGCTGCCGAGATCCGTGATCGAGAAAAACCGGAAGTCGATCCCATCCCGCTGCATCTTGCGGCGGGGAAGTACTCGGCCGGCGACGAAGTTCGCGTTGCACAGGTCGATCACCAATCCCATCGCGTGATCGTCGCCGTCGAATCCCTGGCTGAAGCCCGCGCCGCCGTCCACGCAGTCGTAGAGCGTGCGGCCGGAGAGTCCACCCTGGGGCGACGAGCGGGCGCGATGCAGCGTGGCGAGGATTTGCTTCCGCAGCCGGGCATCGCGTAGTTTTTCGGCGTGTTCGGTCATGCCGTTTTCGCTTTCCCGTAGAGGGCTCGCAGGCCGCTCAAGTCCTCGCCGAAGCCGCCCATCCGATCGACCAGACCCTCGAAGCGTTTGGCGGTCGCCTGTTCGTGCCGCACCAGGTCATCCTTCTGGGCGGTGTGGTCGCGGATCCAGTCTTTCAGCAGGCTGATTTGCCCGGCGATCGCCAGCTCCATCTTCTGATCGCGTTCGTTGAGCTTCTCGAAGCTCTGCTGCCCATCGTCCAGCCGCTGGCGAATGTCCTCCACGCGCTCATCGATCAGCTTCTGCGTGGCTTGTTTGGCCCGCTCCTCGGAGGCGTCGAATTTCGCGTTCAACGCATCGATCGCGGAGGTTTTTCGGGCGATCCAGAAGAAGCCCAGCCCGAGCGCCACATCGGCCACGATGGCCGCCGCGAGGAGCACGAGATCAAGGACTTCGTACAGGGTCATGGGTCTGAAACGTGAAGCGTGAAACGCGATCAATTCTCAGCTTGCGGCCGGACCATCCGCCGCCTGATCGAAGCTGCTCAACGCCTGTCCCGTCGCGGCGTAAAACGCGTCCTCATCCGCCTGGGTGAACTGCGTTTTCCCCGCCGCCTGGGCGGTCTTGATCAGATCGATCAGCGAGGCGGTCGCTTCGATGCCGAGGGGCAAAAATTGTGCGATCAGTGCTGCGATTTCCATGTTTCATTCCTCAGCAGGGTTCAGGGTTCAGATTGCAATCACTTCCCGGCCGGTCGTTTGTCGAGGCCTTTTTCCTTCAGTAAGGCGGCAACATCGTCAATGTGCAGCGAGTCGCACATGCAGACGTAATTGTTGGTCGGGGGAAGCGGTGCCAGCTTGCCATTGCAATGATCGTTGCCTGGCACCGCGTCGTGCAACACGCCGAGCTGGTAAATCGTTCCATCCGACGTGAGTGTGACGATCTTGTCGCCGTTCTTTGCTTCTCGCCCGTTTCGGTAATGCATCATTCGCTCCAAAAAAAACAGCAAGCTTCTAACACGCCTTTAAGCCCCGAGCGCTCGGGGCGCTCCCCTGGCCTGGGCCAAGAATGGATTGAGCGCGGCGACCGCCGCTTCGGCCTCGCCGACCGCGTCCGGGAAGGCCGGATCGCCGGTGGCTTCCGCCGTGCGGGCTACGCCGATTTCGTTGTACGCGGCGTGCAAAAAGGGCTTGATTTGCAGGGCTGTGGCGTGATTGATCACGCCGGATTTCACCGCGGCGGTGATCGTGTTCGTCGTCGACGTCAACGTCTGCTCGGCGATCACCAGGCGATCGGTCGGCGAGAGCGCTGCGGGCTGTATCGTGGCGGAATTCGTGCAGCCGAACATCATCGCCAGGGACAGCCCGGCGAGGAACAAGATCAGCGGCGTGGTCGATCCGCTGGCGGGCGCGACGCTGGTGATTTGCTTGGTCGCCCGCACTCGCCCGACCAGGGCGACGGCCCCGCCGCCGATCTGGAACGCCTGGATCAGCCAGGAGCCGATGTCGGTCTGCGTGGCCGAGTCGATCGGGTGATGGAAATGGGCGCAAATGGTGGCGATCAGGGTGGTGAGAACGCCCCAGATGGTGAGGGATTCGAGGGCGGATTTTGAGTCGTTCAT